CTTTGCTTTTACAATAATGTAAAATCTCTCTTGTAAAATTTTCTTTGCCTAATAATTCAACGTCTTTATTAAGTTCTAAGTTTGAGCCATAATAATCTTGCCAATCTGATTCAATTTTACTTCGGATCTTTTTCTTCTTTTTTGTGCCGTTCTTTAACTTTATAGTTTTGTAGGTCGTTTTTGCAAATTTTGCTAATTTTTTGCCAATATACTTACGCCCAGAGACTATGTTGGTAATGAGATAAACAAAACCAACACAGTCTTCGGGTAGTTCTTCTACAACTTGTCCTTGATAAGACCAAGTCATTAATTATTTTGCTGCCTTGGCTTCCTTGCGGGCATTCTTCTCAGCAGTGATTTCATTGCGGCGAGCTTTGACAGCCTTGGATAACTCACCTAATGCTTTACGAGCACGGGTTCCAGCAGCAGCATTACCTGCTTCAAACTTGGCGTCCTCAGCTAAGAATGCTTCCATTTGATCTTTAATTTGTTGTGTTGATGTTGTCATTTTTAATTTCCTTGTTTTTCTTTGGTCTACCCGGACCTGCTCTTCCAAGTTTAGTAAACCCTTTCTTCTCGGCTATCCGTTTTTCTTTTAAATTAATATTATTTTCTTTGTAAACTTCATGACTTAGTTTGCGTAATTCTTTCTCAATGTTAATCATTTCTGAAAGAGCACGTCTAACTTGTACGCCTGGCGCTTTACCTAATGTCCTGAGGAATACGTAATGATAGTTATGCACAGTCACAGCGTGTGCTATATATCTTGAATATAACTCCTTATATCTATCGTATTTTTCAGTTGACATAATCTATATCGTTTGAATAACTGGTAAAACCATTTTCTTTGATAACTCTAAGAACATTGTTTACCCTGCCCACTAACTCGTCCTTGTGACTGATCAAGTATATATTTTTATTGCGCTCTCTGGCCATCTTCTTTAGAACAGCCAGCGCACTTTCTACACCCGCACTATCCATGCCAGCATCCACTAACTCGTCGATAAACAATAGATTAATATGTTGATATAGTCCTTCCCAAACATCTCGGAAAGCAAAACTCATACTCAGTATCAATCTGTTACGCTCACCTCTACTGAGATTATCAAAATCTAAATCTTGTCCTAACTGGGTAATCTCAACACTGAGATCATTTTGGAATACAACTTGATGTGGTAATCCAAGTTTATCAATGTAGTAGGTTAGACGTTTGTTAAGATAGTTAAGATTCTGATCAATGATCTTTTTACGGATAAAACTATCTTTGTTGGTTAATAGTTTGTGTAGAAACTCTTGATGATCTTTGAGTTTAGTCAAAGTATTAATAATATTCCAGTCAACTTCTTGAATGGCTGTCTTTTTAAGTTCTTGTACTTGTTCTTCGTAGGGATTTAGTTCGTCTGCTCTAGTAGTTAAACTTTTTTCAAGACTATCTAAATTGTTCTTATGCCCTAGTGCTTCGGCTTCCGTATCATAGAATGTGTTAGGTCTATGTGGCATGTCGCCGTCACCTATTTCATCTACAATCTTTTGTAAGTTTTGAGACACTGTATCAAAGTATTTCTTTGCTTCTTCAAAATGCGTTGCTGCTTCGTTGGTCATTTCTTCATGTTTGTGATCATGAAGTTCCTGTTCGCAGGCATGGCAAGTCTTATTTGCTAGGCTTAATAATTCTCGCTCATACTTCTTAACAGCTTTTTCAGCCTGCCCAAGAGCAGAATCTAAAGTTGCTCGTTGTTTATTCAGCCCTTGTATCTTTGTATTGTGTTCGTTCCACAGTTTAAGTTCTGCATGTGCTGCTAGTTCTGCTTCAATGTCCACTGTTTCAAGACGCATCATGGCACGACCAATGTTTTCTATATCAGCGGTCTTCTTGGTTTCCCAGGCACTACTCTTAATTTCAAGACTGTCTATGCTTTTTTGTACATTTTCGTTGGCAGTCTTCACACCGTTGATTCTAAATTCTTCTACTTGTATAGAATCCTTGGTTTCTTTAATCTGTGCCTTGAGAGTTTCTGCTTTTTCACTGAGTAGGGTAATACCTAGCAGTTGTTCAATAACTTCACGCTGATCTGCGGCCTTCATTGACAAAAACGGCTCTGTATAAGTGTTTAACGCAACTAAATGCTTGAACATTGTATGGCTCATCTCCAACATTTGTTCAAGAGACTTCTGTGTTTCTCTGCTATCTCCTTGGCTATCGTCCTCGGATTCTTCAGTTTTTAGCTGGTTATCATTGACAAATAGCTTGAGTACATTAGGCTTACGGCCCCGTTCAATACGATAATTAGCGCCACTTTTTTCAAATTCAACAGTGACCAACATGTTTTTACCGTTGGTTTTGTTAATCAAGTTTTCTTTACGTATGTTTGTCAGTGCTTGACCGTACAAAGCATAACTCAAAGCATTAATAATGGTAGTTTTACCTGTGCCATTACGTGATCCAGTGTCGTCTCCGCCTAGATCAAGATTAGATCCTAGCACCAAAGTCAGTGCTTGCTTGCCAAAATCCACTGCTTGAGTCTGGTTGCCCACACTCATAAAGTTTCGTACAGTTAAATTTTTAATTAGAAAGTTCATAGATTGTTGTAGATTTCTAAAAGAGTAGCAACATCAAAGTTGCCAGAGTCGATATTAACCAGCTGTTCTGTGACAATCTGATCAACACTTTCAAATCTGGCATCTGTGTTTTCGTCTACTACTCCGTCTAGATTTGTTTTATCCTGTACAAGACTGATTTCTCGTATGTCATGCTCGGCAATAAATGTTTCTTTGATAAAGTTAGCTTCTTCAAAACTAATATCGATGTCAAGATTTACTCTAAAATGCATCTTACTTTTCATTACTTCGTCTTTGCGATCAATAAGATCACTTAATTTAATGGTACGATACTTAGGGCAGTTGGGCCAGTTAATAAACTGTGGCTCGCCACCCCACTCTAAGATCATCATTCCTCGATCATCGTCCCATGCATCGCTATAGTTGTGCGGAAAAGCATTGCCAATATAGATAACTTTGTTATTATTTTGACGTTTATGGAAGTGCCCGCTGAATATGTAGTCAGGACCGTTGAAATCTTCTGCTCTAAGTTCGCCGTGATCGGGCATTTGTACCATGGCGTTCATAAAGAACTTGGGCAATTCAAAGTGACCGAAGACATACTTGCTCTTAATGTCCTTCATTTGTCGCCACTCGTCGCCGACTAACCAAGGTACAAGGGTGACATCATCAAGAGATGTAATACCATCTACAACGGTAACTCCTGGAATATGGCGACCAAACGCCGATGAATGAATGTCACGCTTGTCTTTATAGAATAAATCGTGATTACCCGGGAACCAGTAGAACTGCTCAAATGCTGCGCCTAACTTTTCCAACAATAATAACGATGTGTTAAGTGTGAATAAGTTCAGGCTGTTTCTATTATGACTCCAGTCACCCATAAAGATACAGGTGTCACAGTTGGCTTGTTTAGCTTCGTCAATGAACCAATCTACAAATTCTTCACAATCTTGTAGATGAGTTGCTGAATTAGATTTTAGTCCGACATGTAAATCAGTAAAAACTGCTACTTTTTTAAACAAAGGCATTAATATTATTCTCCTATCTACGAGTGTACTATCACTGTAGATAAAAGTCAAACATCAATTTCGCCGTCTTCTATTTCTTCTTCTTCTGATAGCTCTTCGCTCTTGGGCATACGCATATTTTTGTATAGTTCTGCCTGTCTAGCAATTTCGCTGGCATACTCTTGGCTATTCTGTCTAGTAAGACTTGGAGTAAGTCCTGCTTCTTCTAATAGATCGTCGCGAATGTTTTGACTCTTCTTCTCAAGATTTAAAATCCTGGTAAACGAGTTAGTCACAGCAGCGGTATAATAAGCAAATGGGTTTTCTGATTTACTTTCGTCAAACTGTAGACCAATTTGGCTTAACTGTAGAATAGCCTGACCTTTCATTTCGTCGATGTAGGTATAACCACGCCAATTGCTACGTTGAGCATAACGTTCGCTGAGTTTGATAAACATCTTGCCCAAGTTTTCTGTGATGCGTCCGTGATCTTTAGAGAACTTACCAGTATCTAATGGACCTTTCCAATGACTCTTACCAACACATACTAGTTCGTCTTGGTCATTGAACTTCCAATGTTGATAGGGAGGAAAGTTAACTTTATCGTGACTATCAGCAGTGGTTTTAGTAGTTTTTTTACGTCCAGGTGCCAACGGAATGTGATCAAATGTCATTATTCGTATAATAACTTCAGTTTTGGCAATTGTTTTGTAGTCTGCGGTACACTCGGCAAGTTTAATCTTCTTATCACCGGCCATTCTAGCTGCGGCAAAAGCATATAGACCTTGACGTTTGGCTTTGGCACGTTTGGCATCTGCGATGGTTCTAATGTTAACTTTGTCTAAACTGGTTAATATAATATCATGTTGGCTATATTCTGGTTTCTCAAAACTTGAAAAACTACATTTGCTTTTATGGATTTCTGCTAATAAGTCTCTGTTATTTAGATATTTTGTTTTTCTTGGCATTAATCCTATTGTCATCTGGGTTTCCTTTTAGTTTTAGTATAGCATAGAAATGCTAGATGTCAACCATATTAAATTAGCACATTATTTATTTGTTAAATAAGATATAAAGGATTATTCTAAGATGCCAACAACCTATACCGTCAATGGAAAACCAGCAACCGAAGCAGATTATAAAGCCGCAGTTGCCAGTGCGGGTGTATCTTTTCCTAGTGTCTCTGATTTAAACTCCGCTGACAAAATAGCCAACCCTGCTATTTTGGGAGAACCTACCAATACCAGTAGCGCTCCTCCAGACATGGGTAGTTTTGATCCTGGCACAGGTGTAGGATGGGACGCAAACGACAATGGTGTTCCACCAGGAGCAGAACCGCCAGAAGATCAACCTGTGTCTGAGATCAATATAATGTCCATGGATAGAAACTTTGATCCAAGAGATCCAGATCTTAGAGTTAAAATACGAGTACCCGCAGATTACCTTACACCATTGACCAGAGGATCGGGACGCAGAGAACTTGTTGAACATTCTGGAATCATATTCCCTTATACTCCACAGATTGACTTTGAATACAAAGCAGATTACACCACACAAACACCTACTCACAGCAACTATGCTTTGGCATTTTACAAAAACAGCAGCGTATCGGATATTAGTATACAAGGCAAGTTCACTGTAGAAAATGATAGAGATGCTATGATTTATCTTTCAACTATACATTTACTCAAAGCATTGACTAAAATGAGATTTGGTGGAATAGTAGTACCGGGAGCAGGCGGTGGCCGCGGAGCAGTAAGTCATATTGATGCGGATAGTGGTGCTCCACCTCCTGTATGTAGATTAGATGCCTACGGTGATTTCATGTTTAAGAACGTGCCAGTGGTTATTACCAGTTTTAAAAACACATTACCTGACAATGTAGACTTTTATACTCTGGATAAATCAAACACAGCTGATGCTAATCAATTTGGTAAAGTATCAGTGCCTGTATTATCCACCATTGCTGTGGTTTGTAAACCCATGTACAGCCGCGCAGAAATGCAAGGAATGTCTGTTACTAGATATTTGAAAAATACTTTAACTAAACAAGCAGGATATCTATAATGGCCGTCTATAATAAATTAAGTCCTTACTATACCACTGATCAGTCTAATGGATATTTAGATGTAATCACTAATCGCAGTATACCTGCGGAAACAGATGATATACTTTTTACAGTTACTAAGACCTATGAACATAGACCCGATCTGTTATCATTTGATTTGTACGGTGATGTAGCATTGTGGTGGGTATTTGCTGTGCGTAATCCTTCAATTATCAAAGATCCTGTGTTTGATCTAGTACCAGGTATAAAAATATATCTTCCTAAACTAAGTTCCATGAAGCGTACTCTAGGAATATAATATGGCCAATGATACAACTACAGAGCGTAAAACAACTGGTGCGGCAACCAACACCAGCGGCTATGCCACACACTCAAATGTAGATGCCAGTAATCAATCAAACGCACTTAATAGATATAGATCATTCAACAATATATTCACATTGTCTGCTTTGAAATTTTCAGAAGTAAATGATCCAAAGAAATATAGAGAAAGTGAATTAGATCTAGTCATATTAAGATCAGGTGGCAAAGGCGAAGCTGGAATCAAAGCACCCGCCAAGTTAAGCAAACTACAAACAGACGCAGTGGATGCCCAAATACCTGCTGCCTCCGGAGATGATATAAGATTTGCTCGTATTGCCAAAGAAAGCACACTAAAGACCAATCAAGATACCATAGGCGGATTTAATAAAGACAGTCCTGGACATTTTGATATGTTCATTGAAGATGTTGAAATAAATTCTGTCATGGGATTTACAGAAAACAGCAGCGTTAGTCAACCCACACAGATATCATTTGAAGTTATAGAACCATTTAGTATAAATGGATTTGTTGAAGCATTACAAGTATCGGCATTAGCAGCAGGATATCCCACATATCAAAATGCCAGTTTTCTTTTGAAGATAGATTTTATAGGTTATCCCGACGATGCAGATTTCACCGCTGCTGAAATTGTACCTAAATCTTCTAGATATTTTCCCATTAAAATATCAGGATTAGAAGTTTCTGTGGATCAACGTGGTACTAGATATAAGGTGACCGCTGTTCCTTATAATGAA